AATGGCGGCAAAGGCATTAGGTAGATTGTGTTATTATCAAGTTGTAGATGTATACGGAGATATAGATTTCGAGAAGACTTTTGATGTTGCAATGTTTTGGTTACAACATTTGAAGTTTCAAAAACTAANTCTTGATTATGATGACTATAGTCCAGATGGAGCACTCACCGTACAGATTGGATTATTGATGCCTGAAGTTCCTATGGACTATCAGATTGAAAAGAAACGATTCAATCAGGAAGTCGAAACAGTATACAACAACTATAAACTAGAACCATATTTAGTTGAATTTCTACAAAAAGAAGAGGCAAACCCTCCCTAAAAAGGTATAAATAAAGGTATGACCAGAAGAGCATTTGCACAAGAAGACGCAGACCTATCAGTCAACAAGGTTGCAACAAGTCGTCTTAGAAAATATAAAGATATAGACTTGACACTCGCGGTCAAGACTACGACAGGTGATGTCTACAAGAAGATTGATGCCGCTGCAGTAAAACAATCTGTGAAGAATTTGATTATGACTAACCGACTAGAGAAACCCTTCAACCCTAGTTTCGGTGCAGACATAAGAGGTCTCCTATTTGAACTCGTTGATTATACAGATGGGTTTATGTTGAAGGAAAGAATTATACAGAGTATACGTCAGTATGAACCTAGAGCGGAGATAACCGACATATCGGTAAAGGGTAATGATGTGTATAAAAATACTGTAAACGCAACAGTAACATTCAGAATAATAAGTACTGCGGAAGTAGTCCAGTTCAGTACAAATCTTGTAAGGTTAAGATAAATGGTAACGACAATAAATTCGACGGGATTAGATTTCAACACAATCAAAAATAATCTCAAGACCTCACTTCAAAATTCTGGTGAGTTCAATGATTATAACTTTCAGGCGTCAGGTCTCTCAAGTATCCTAGATGTACTTGCGTACAATACACACTACAATGGACTTGTCGCAAACTTTGCATTGAACGAATCATTCTTGAGTACTGCACAACTTAGAGGTTCTGTTCTATCTCTCGCAGAGGGTATTGGTTATGTTCCGAACTCAAAGAACGCATCACAGGCGACAGTAAATCTCACACTCAATCTAAGTAATGTATCTGGAAGACCCGCAACCATAGATATCAACGAAGACTTCAAATTTCAAACTACGGTTGATGATGCAAGTTATGTCTTTCAAACCAGAGAGTCCATAAGTGCGACTGATGATGGTCAAGGAATATACACATTTAAAGATGTATCTGGAGAAGAAAACCTTGTTATAACAGAAGGTAAACTTAGAACAAAAACTTTTATTGCACTCCCTGCAGTTCAAAACTCTGTATATGTTGTACCCGATAAGAATCTTGACATATCTACAGTTGTGGTAAGAGTATATGAAAACGCTACGACAAGTTCATTCACCACATATTCTAATATCGTAAATGCACGTGCAATCAACGAGAACTCTACACTGTATATACTTAGAGAAGCACCAAACGGTTTCTTCGAATTGTCATTCGGTAATGGTGTTACTCTTGGTAATGCCCCTGCATCTGGAAATAAAATAGAGATGGAATATCTTTCTGTAACAGGTTCTTTATCGAATGGTGCAAAAGTGTTCAACCCATCCAACTCAATATCAATAACAGTAGATGGTACAACTCAGAACTATCCTGTAACCGCAACTACATTGTCTAGTGCGGTTGGTGGGACAGAGAAAGAATCCATAGATAGTATTCGTAAGAATGCACCGTTCCAATATGCATCACAAAACAGAATGGTCACCGCCTCAGATTACACTGCATTGATACTCAAGAACTATCAATCCTATATTGCAGACATACAATCCTTTGGTGGAGAAGAAGCACTCGAACCAGAATATGGTGTGGTGTTTGTATCTATTCTTTTCGATTCAACTGTAACGGATACGGTTCAAACTCGTATCAAGAATGAGATACTACAACTATCAGATGAGTTGTCGGTTGCATCGTTCAATGTAAAGTTTGAAGACCCCGTAAAAACATTTGTTGAAGTTCAAACATTCTTCCAGTTCAATGAAAACCTAACAACACTCTCAAGGAATGCGATACAAGGTAATGTCAATGATGTCATAGAGGGATATTTCTCTACCAATACAGGGAAGTTTTCACAATCATATAGACGTTCGAATGTACTTACTCTTGTTGATGAAACAAGTAAGGCAGTGTTATCGTCACGTCAACTTGTAAAAATACAGAGAAGATTTACTCCTACTCTTCTCACTAAGGAATCACACACACTTAGATACGCGGTTGATATCTTTTTACCCGACGACAAAGAACATATTATTCAATCCACGCCATTCGTAGTAGGCACATCAACTTGTGTCTTGCGTAATAGACTCAACTCAAATATTCTTGAAGTATTTGATAATACTCAGGGTACAATACTCATTGATAATGTAGGAGAATATTCAGGTGACACGGTCAAAATAGTTGGTCTTCAAGTAGACCGTATTGTAGGGTCAGACACTTTCATCAAACTCAGTGCAACTCCTGCAAACCAAAGTGCTATTTCACCACTTAGAAATGATGTGATAGAACTTGATGGTGATAAATCATTCACATCAATCGTAGACGTTGAACAGGGTGTCAATTCATAATGCCTCACAACAAGGATATCACAATGAAGGATTGGGGGCGTAGGGAACTAGCTTTCCAAAGACCCGAAGTGAAGGAAATACTCCCAGAGTTTTTCCGTACCGAATATCCTAAACTCATAACTCTACTTGACGAATATTATCACTTCGAAAATTCAGAGGACTCCCCATCTAGACTTATAGACGAACTCTTTCTCAGTAGGGACATAACACAGACCGACCTATCCTTACTCGCGTTCATTGAAGACGAGTTGTTGTTGGGTCAATCTTTCTTCGAAGGGTTTCAGGATAAACGTGCTGCATCAAAATATTCTAGTATATTGTTTAGGTCAAAGGGTAGTAAGTATTCTATACAACAATTCTTCAGAACCTTCTTTGGTATTGACCCCGACATTGTATATACAAAAAATAATGTATTCAATGTGGGTGATAGAATAGGAACAGAAAGTCAAAGGTTCCTTACGGATAATAAATTATATCAGAAACACGCAATACTCATCAAGTCAGAACTAGGTGAGAATACGTGGAGAGATGCATATAAATTATTTGTTCACCCTGCAGGAACATATTTAGGTTCACAGGTTCAGATAGTAAGTGTTGTTCAGGATACGATGACTGCGCCGTTTGTTGAACTTCAAGCTCCTGCACCTATAGCTATTACTAGTGTTGCATCGTTTGAAACTGTTGCATCTCTTGACCATACATCACTTGTTGATGATTTCCAAACAGACTCGTCTGGTATCAAGAGTAGAATTAGACCAGAACTCATTAGTGTGGGTAAGTTCTCTGCAATACAAGTACAACAAATAGAAGACCAATATGGTACACTCAGAGAGGCACAGATTGCATCTTCACCAACCTTCGATGACTCAGACCAATCTAATACTAACGGTATGGACTTCTCAAATGACTTCTCATTCGAAACATTAGACCAAGGAAGACACGTATTTTATAGTGCAGACTCCGACCAATATTTATTAAATCTTGGGCATCTGAGTTGAAAAAGTATATAAATAGAATAAAGAATTAGGATAATATGAATGTCAAAACAAACACTAAATAAAGGAACTGCTGCAAACGACGGTACGGGTGATACACTTCGTGTGGGTGCGCAAAAAATAAATGAGAACTTTACAGAACTCTATAATGTAATAGGGGGTTCTAGTCTTGGGTCGGGTATCACTTTGGACTCCTCATCTAAGGGTATCATCTTTGAAGGTTCTTCAGCTGACTCACATGAAACCNCACTCATTCCTGTAAACCCTACACAGGACAATAACGTATACATACCAGATGACNGTGGTACACTCATACTTGACTCATGTCAACAGACACTCACAAATAAAGTTCTTACAAGTCCAGTATTGACAACACCACAAATAAATGATACAAGTGCAAACCACCAGTATGTCGTTGCAGTATCAGAACTTGCGGCAGATAGAAATGTAACATTACCTTTATTGACAGGTCACGATGAGTTTACTTTCAATGCTCATACACAAACACTTACCAATAAGACCCTTGTAGACCCTATTGCAAACAATCTAAAAATAGGTGGTGTATCAGGTGGTTCTGTTTTATTAGATAGTAATAGTAATGAACATCTTACATTTGCAACAACTACGAATGCCGTCAACCAAGTAAAGTTTTCGAACGCGGCGACAGGTAACCCTCCAGAGATTGCATCAGAAGGTGAGACGAACGTACCATTGAATCTATCTGGTAAAGGTACAGGTAATGTTCAAGTAAATACAGGTGTTGCATTCTTATCACATGAAGTCTCAACATCAGCTGCATGTTCACTTGTAAAGACAACAACAATTTTCAATGCGGGTGGTACTATAACCCCAACACTTGCAAACGGTTCGGTTGCAGGACAAACAAAAATATTCACAAATAAAAACTCAGGGAATGCCATACTCACACCTACTTCTTTTGCNGGGGGTACTTCGATTACTCTTCAGGCGAATGAAGGATGTGTATTAGTGTGGGATGGAACTAATTGGCAAGTAGTGGCGAACAATGGCGGAGCAATAGCATAAAATGGCAATATTAACTAACAAATTCAAAAGAGAACAAATTCAGTTATTGATGAATAACTTTTTAGATTCTGCTTCAAACCATTATTATATTGGTA